GCTGCTGCAAAGACAAGGGTAAACATAAGGTTTGTCCGTGTATTTAGAACGGAAACCACAAGAGAGATAAACAAGCTCAAGTTTGGGCAGAGATTTGGTTTGCGATGATTGGTAAAGTAATAAAGTACAAGTTCGATAACACCAGCAGCTTAAACAACGTTTTCGCTGGCCGTGTTTATCCTTTGGTTGGAGCGCAAACGAGTGCCCGACCTTTTTGCATTTACGATACTACAAGCATCCGCCCCGAAGGATCGAAAGATGCCGACAGCCATATTGATATAGTCAACATTGAGCTGACTTTAATAGGAGATAACTACGGCACGCTGCAAACTGCCGTTGAAAATATACGCACGACTTTTGTGCGAATGAAGGAAACAATTGAGGGTGTAAATGTTCAATCGTGTGGCTTTGATACTCAAAGTGAGGTATTCAATGTTGATGAGGAGACTTTTGCGGTATCAGTTGATTTAGTGTTTAGAATAGTCAAATCATAAAATTAAAAAAAGATGGCAGCAAGTACATCAGTAATGAATAGCACCGATGTTGTAGTACGCATCGGTACTGACGGTGCAACATATGAAACCGTTGGTAAAATGACAAGCGCTTCCTTAAGCGTTACAATGGCAACTCGTGATATTTCCACGAAAGACAGCGCGGGCTGGATGGAAGTATTGGAAGGCCAAAAATCTTGGACTCTATCGGGTGAAGGCTTGGTAGTGTACAATAATAGCGGAAAGGCAACGCCTGATGATATCTACGGACATCTAAGCAGCCGCACCGTTATTTACATTGAGTTTGGTTCAGAAGCAACTGATGAGAAATACTACAGCGGTACTGGGTACTTCACTGAGTTCTCAACTGATGCTGGAGTAGAAGACAACGCAACGTTTTCTTTCTCATTCCAAGGAACAAGCACCTTGACTCAAGGTACTCAATCATAATATCAGTAGGGGGGCTTCGGCCTCCCTATTTTAACATCACACACAACAATGGAAACAAACTTGATAAAAGTAGGCGAAAAGACATACCCTGTAAAGTACGGGTTCAATGCATTAAGATTGTTTTGCAATGCCAGCGGCATTGGATTGCAAGAGCTTGAAAAGATAGGAGAAAACATAAGTATAGACCACGCCATCAATTTGGTATGGGCGGGAATGAAAGACGGTGCACGAGCAGAGAAGCAAGCCTTCGATCTTGACACTGATGACATTGCCGACTTGCTTGATGAGGATATGAGTATCATTCAGCAGTGTATGGAATTGTTTGTTGCCTCCTTTGTGAAGCCAGGAGCTGAAGAAAAAAAGTAAACGCCCAAGCCTCGGAATCCCTTGATTGGGATGCACTGGAAGCGGTAGGTTTGGGTGAGATGGGAATGAGTGTTGAGGAGTTCTACAATATGACTCCGCGACAATTCCAAAACAAAAGAGAGGGCTTCCAAAACCGCATTCAGTATGAGACTGAATTGGTATGGGAAACCACGAGGTGGCAAGCAGCGGTAAACATTGCACCACATACGAAGAAAAGATTAGGCCCTAAAGACTTGGCTGTTTTCCCTTGGGATAGCAAGAAGCGAGTACATAAGGCTGCAACATACGAAGAGGTGCAAGAGGCAATTAAAAAGGTGTTTGGTAAATGAGCCGTACGGATATAGATTTTAAGATTGGCGCGGACTTAAAGCAGTTCCGCGGTGCAATGGGCAACATCGACCACAGCTTGAAGAAGTTAAGCGGTGGTTTTGGTGCTTTAGGTGGAGTGATTGGCGCTTCATTTGCGATTGATATTATCCAGCAGTTTGCTGCTGAATCTATTGAGCTTGCATCTAAGATGGAAGGCGTTGAGGCGGCTTTTAATCGTTTAAACGATCCTACACTCCTTGACAACCTTAGAAAAGCCACAGCGGGCACCGTTGATGACCTAACCTTGATGCAGACGGCTGTAAAGGCCGAAAACTTCCGCATCCCTATGGATGTGCTTGCAAAAGGTTTGGACTTTGCACAGCGTAGAGCACAAGCTACGGGTGAGAGCGTTGACTATATGGTTGAATCGTTTGTCACTGGTTTAGGGCGTCAATCAGTCAAGATTCTTGATAACCTTGGTATTTCTGCCGCTGAACTTAAAGAGCGGATGGCAGAGGGTGCTACAATGGCTGAGGCTGTTGGCGCAATAATGGATGAGGAGTTCAAGAAGGTTGGTGAGCGTGTTACTACGACATCAATGAAGGTAGACCAGCAGCGTGCTTCAATCACCAACCTAAAGACTGAAGTAGGTGAGAAGCTCCTACCTGTATACTCTGCTTTCCTTGATAATACAATCAAAGGGCTTGATACAATCAACTTTATTCTTGATGACCAGGAGAAAGGCTACAAGCGATTATTCACTGCTGTACAATCTTACTTCAACATCACTAAGTTTGGTTTAGATTTAGTGACCAACCCTACCAAGGCTTTAATGAGCTTGCTTGGTAAAACCGAGGAGGGAGTTAAAGAGATGAACGCTGAGTTCACTAATGGCCTCCCAAAAGTTCAAGATTGGAAGAATAAAGTAGAAGAATGGGTGCCTTTGCAAAAGGAGCTAAACAAAGCCACCAAGGAAACAACTGAAGCAACTGATGATTTAGGTGATGCTATAGCAAAAACGCATAACGAAGCGCACTTCTATACCGAAACAATCCACAGGCTTAAGCAAGCTCACTCAATGCTGGGTAAAGCGCAAGGTGCTACCCTACAGCCTATTGTTGACACTACTTCGCAGCTTGCGGTTGCTGGATACGATGCTTTTGCCGCTTTTAACGAGTTATCGGGAAGCATAGGCAATACGCTTACAGCGGCATTTGAATCGGCATTGATTAACGGAGAGGGATTCTTTACCGTATTTATACAAGGATTGAAATTGATGCTTGCACAACTCTTAGCTACCGTGGCAGCAGCCTTAGTATTGTCTGCTGTACTTGCAGCGGTAACGGGAGGAGGCTTAGGCGCTTTGTCTTTCCAATCTATTGGTACAGCATTCAAGCATTTCGGCGGCCCTTCAATGGGAGTGCCAAGTTTTGGAATAAACGGAGGACTCGGTGGCGGTATGCAAGGCATTGAGATATTCGGAAGATTAAGCGGCTCCGATATATTGTTATCGGGTGAGCGTGCTGGAAGGAATAGAAATCGATTAAGCGGAATAGGCGGATAATATATGGCGGCGAGATTATATGCAGAATTCACATCATCATTTTTTATTGATTATGTGATTGAATTTCACGACAATGAATTCACGGGCGCAGCTCAAAAAATTCAAGTGTCGGGTGATGGTTTTGAGTTGAACTATTCGGGGCAGACCGACAACATCTATTCCCCAATCATTGGATCATCGGTGAACGTCGGAATCATAAACCAAGGTGAACCGCATTTGTTGCAGTACATTTCATTGTTGAAACAATACCAACAAGACCGATTCAGTGTTGTGATATACCGCGAAGCGGATGCCCGTTTCATTGATGACATTTCAAACGTTTCTGCATTATTTGAAGCGCGTGTTGCCGCCGATGGTGGGACAGTTGAATCGCCAGCGTGTTACAAACAAGACATCACGGATTTAGGTGGAACGTTCAGATACATCGGCCCCATCGATGAGGAATTGTATTGGGCGGGAATCATTAGTCAAGATTTGATTGAGATTGAAGATGTTGCAAATCCCGCAGCGTTTAGCATTCAAGCAACCGACGGTATTGCTAAATTGAAAGATACAACGGTCACTACATCATATTTCCGACAATTCACAAACCAATTCATCAACGCATTGGATGCTTCGGGTGTGTTGGGCATTTATGGCGCTGACGATCCAGTACTTGCAGTGTCTTGTAATTGGTGGGCAGCAGAAATGACCTACAACGCCAATAACAACCCATTAGATGAAACGTGGGCGGATTTCCGTGCGTTTGATACCATTGATGAGGATGGTGTTTTAACGGGCCGCAATTGGTACGACGTGTTGTCACAAATGTGTTATTTGTTTGGTTTGCGCTTTTATTACGCAAACGGAAAATACCGATTGGAACAATTGTTCATTCGCGACAATGCAACATTCACCGAGCACCGATACAAAAAGAATAAAGACAAAATTGATGAGGCGGTCGTTTCCTACGAAAAAACGATTGACCAAATATCGGGACAAGCGCGTTTGGCGGGCAACATTTTCAATTTCTTGCCAGCGGTGAAAAACGTGACCGTCGTATTGAATAAAGAACCAAAGGCAATCATTGGCGTTCGTTCAACCGATACAATACAACCAGTGACGCAATTGGGTTTCGTGGCATCAACACCCGACAACCAAATCACCGTATCATTTAGACACGCCGCAAGTATTGACGTCAACACGCAAGTTTCTCAAACGAACAAGTTTATGAAATTGCGTTTAAATATGGAAATTTATGATTTCAACAACAACGTCACATACTATTTGAAACGCACGTATACTGGAATGACGGCATCAACATCATCGTGGACAACAACGCAAGCGGGTTCCGGTTACGAGGTATTGTTAGGGCCAATGGATGAATACACCGTCGGGTTGAATTACGTTACAGGAAACACTACTATCGTCACACCAAAAACACCAGCGGATGGTGATGTGGAGTATGACTGGGAATTCGTGGAATTCGTAAACACCGCAGGTGCAACATATACATTGAACGCTGCGAATTCTTATGGTTGGGTGATGGAAACAACAAACCTAATCACGACGAATGGTCAAGGCATTACGAACCAAACCAATCGCATTCGTGCCGTATCACCAAACACAAAAATCAAATCAAACATATCGTATGAATTGCCCGAAATGAATTTGTTGACCGGTAATGGTGAACGCGGCTCATTGATGGTGCAAACAACGGTTGGATCGATTGACATTCACACGCCATATTCAAATTGGCGCGAGGGGAATTCAGGATCGTACAAACAAATTCAAAAATTGGTCACGCAAGAGTTTTTGAAATTGATGGATGCCCCGATTGAAAAATATATGGGCGGAATGTATTCTATACACGATTTCAATGAACGCTTGGAATTCGACGGTAAGGAATGGATTCAATTGGGTGGTACGTTTAGTGCAAATATGGATCAATGGGATGGTGAATGGTTTGCAATTGCAAAGGCGGACATCACCCCAACGTTTGAAGATGTCACAACGGCATCAGATGTTGTTTCATTTGACAATGTAAATGCAGTAACGGGCAACACCTCGTTCAATGGTTTGGATGCCGTAAATCTTGACACGAACGTTTTGGATGTAACGACCACGGCGAATGTTGGCACTGATTTGGATGTCGGTGGTGATGGCGATTTTAGTGGTCGAATGGATATTGGTGGCGCGTTGGATGTTGTAGGCAATTCAACATTGTCAGCTACATCGGTTGGCTCATTCACAACAACAAAGCAAGTGAATGTCACTATCAATGACATCACGGGAAATCCCGGCGGTTCAGAAACGTTGACATTGGATGACCATTTCAATTTTGTTTCTTATTCGGGTGGAAATGGAACGTATACCATCACATTGCCGAACGCTGATTCGGGTGTGATTATGCGGTTCAAAACGGATGATTCAGTGGTGGCAAACAAGACCATTACACTATCGCCACAATCGGGACAACGCATTGATGGTGAATCATCATATTTGATGGATAGAAGTTATGACGGAATCAGTGTGTTGGGGCACAATGACAACTGGTTTGTGATTCAGAAGAAAGAGAAATAAAACCCGC